TTGCTGGTTTCGGTCAAAACGAAATCGACATCGAGATCGATGGTGGCAAGTTGATAGTCAAGGGTAATGTTCAAACTAGCGCAGAACAAGCTAGCAATTATCTCTTTAAAGGTATTGCTAATCGTGCATTCACTCGTGCCTTTGCCATTGATGATCAAATCGAAGTCAAGGATGCAGAACTTTTTAATGGTATGTTAAAGATTGCTCTTGAGCGTCTTGTACCAGAAGAAAAGAAGCCAAAGAAAGTAGCTGTAAAGACCAAAGGTCAGAAGCAGTTTCTAACTGAGGAGGAACGTGATGAAATTACTACAAAGCTGTAAACGTGCATTTTCTTGGTGGGTCTCATTCACCAATGAAACTTTAGATGCTATTAAAAAAGCAAAAGAAGATAACATGAAGCGTTAATCATACCTGTGGGGATCTTCGGATCCCCTAAATACTTGTATGATGAAACCGAAAATATCCCCTAACTTAATTTCGTTTGTTACAGTGCGTAGAGGAAACTGGATCTTAAAAGTATCCGTTTACAAAAATAAAACTATACTTGTTGTGGCAAGACACTACTTTGATTTAGATAAAAGCCTTGTGCAGTTTTTTGATGATCAAAATGATGCTGCTGACTTTTTAGATAATATTGCAGAGAAAGAATAAAATGATTAAAGTGTTTAAATTGATTACTGGTGAAGAATTGATTTCTAAAGTTACCAGTGGGTCAGATGTTGGTTGGTATCTAGAAGATCCCGCTATCGTGATGGTTCAGCGTACTCAAGAAGGTATGGGCGTTGGTTTAGCTCCTTTCCTTGCGTATACTTCTGGAAAGATCTATCTCAACAAATCAGGGGTCATCGTCGAGGCTCAAGCCGATAGCCAGATGGAAAACGAATACAACCGACTATTTGGTGCTGGGATCGTCGTCGCACCTGCATCCGCTCTTATACGCCCTTAAATGTAACCCAAAAGTTTACTTTTCAAGAATAACCCTACCGAGTGTAGGGTTTTTTCATTTAGGTGTTTACTTTAATTCGGTTCTGATGTATAATAGTCTTATGATGATTAGAAAGGGTTCTGAAATGGGTTTCGAAAAAGTGGTTCTGGCTGAAGTTGCTAAGGTTATGAAGTCTGATCGTAAAGCAGCGTTTACCTGTGGTACTCTGTTTGTTGAGTGCTCTGTCAAAGAAGCTGTTAAGATTGAAACAGCTTTGCTAAAGATTCTTGGTTGTGGCATTATCCTTTCCCGTGTTGGCGAAGAATCTGCCTTTGATTTTGTTTAATTGAAAGAGGAATATATTATGAACGTCGTTTACAAATCTCAAGTCCGTGAGCAATCTTCTGATGCACTGCAGCAATTCTTTGCTCGTGGTGGACAAGTCCAAGTCGTCAAAGCACGCAAATCTCCAACTCCAAAAATGCTAGGTAAAAACTCACGTGGGTTCCGCACTGGCACCTCTGGTTTTGCTACTGGCTATCCTTCCAAGTCTCTGTGATGCGTGCGTTTCTTGAGACCACTAAAGATTGGGCACACCCATGCCCAAATCATATCTACTATCTCACTGACGACAAGTCCAAGCTGGTTGCTTTTTATAATGTAGTTACAAAGAAAGTCACCAAGATGTCCAAGCCTATTCGCTTTGACACTCGCTACCGTACCTTTAAGGAATTGAAATGAATCTGAATAAGTTTTTTAATAGTCTAGCTGACAACGCATCCCGTAATTTTAAAATCGAACAACTAACGGCTAACAGCGATAACGAAACCTTGCGCGAAGTTGTTAGGCTGGCTCTCGATCCTTTCACTCAGTTCTATCAACGGAAGATTCCAAAGTATACCCCGAACAATAATCCCTTAGGCGACAACTTAGATTGGGCATTGGATCAACTGCTAACTATGTTAGCAAGTCGTAAGGTTACAGGTAATGCTGCCATTGAGCATCTACAATACGTTCTTGAGAACATCACTGCAGATAATGCCAAGGTTATTGAACGAATCATTCAAAAGGATCTCAAATGTGGAGTGCAAGTCTCGACCGCAAACGCAGTGTGGACTGGCTTGGTGCACGAATATCCAGTCATGCTGTGCAGTCCATTCGACGAGAAACTGGTAAACAAAATCAAGTTCCCAGCTTACGTCCAGTTGAAGATGGATGGGATGCGGTTCAATGCAATCGTAAAAGATGGTAAGTGCGAGTTCCGTAGTCGTAATGGTAAAGAGATACAGCTGCTTGGGTTTCTAGAAACAGACTTTATCAAGATGGCAGCTGGATTTAATATGGTGTTTGATGGTGAACTTCTTGTAAATGACAAGGGTGTGATTCTTGATCGGCAAACAGGCAATGGTATTTTAAATAAAGCCAACAAAGGTACAATCTCTGACTTGGACGCACGTAAAGTTCGTGCCACTGTATGGGATGTTATTCCTTTTGATGCGTTTGCTTCTGGAATCTGTAAAGTTGATTATGCCACTCGACTAAATGGACTTGAACGCATGATTCAGAAAAGCTCTCCAGCAAAGGTTAATCTTGTACAAACTGATCTTGTACAAACTCTTGATATGGCTCAAAGTATTTTTGAATCATATCTTGCCGATGGACTAGAAGGAATTATTCTGAAGTCTAGTGATGGAATTTGGGAAGACAAACGCAGCAAGTCTCAGATCAAATTTAAGGGTGAACTAGAATGCGATCTACGTATTGTTGGTGTGCAAATGGGTACAGGCAAGTATGATGGTATGCTTGGCGCAATTCTTTGTGAATCTGCAGATGGTGTGATTAAGGTTAGTGTTGGCTCTGGATTCTCTGATGAACAACGCAAAGAATTGATGAAGCAAAATTTACTTGACGGAATTGCTGCTATCAAGTATAATATGAGAATAAAGAACAAAGCTGGAGAAGAATCTTTGTTCCTTCCCATTGTTTTAGAGATTCGTGATGATAAAGAAGTTGCAGATTCTAGTAAGGATATTAAATGATACTTGAAACTATTGTTCGTAGTAAACGATGCTTTGATGTAAACTCAAAAAAAGATATTGAGATGTTTACTCGTTATCTTAAAACAAAGGCATGGGGTAAAGAAGGATGTCCATTTGCATTGGAATTCCCACACCTCACTGTTCCTGACATGATTAAAGAGAAACTTATTTTTAAATTCTTAAAGGTTTGATATGACCGAAGATGTTAAGTATGATGCTTTCGAGAAAAGCATGCATGAAAAATACCCAAAGATGTTTGCACAACCATACGGTGGCTTTGCTGTCAGTGAAGGTTGGTGGTTGATCATTGAACGTCTTTGTGCTAAAATTCAACATTATATTGACTGGCAGAATAAGAATCATGAGAAGCATCCTGTAGTTGAGCAAGTAGTTGTTCTTCAAATAAAAGAAAAGTTTGGAGGCTTACGGTTTTATTATTCAGGCGGAGACGAACAGGTGTATGGTATGGTTCGTATGGCAGAATCATGGGCAAGTAATAGCTGCGAGACTTGCGGGAATCGTGGTGTGAGTCGTAGTGGTGGTTGGATTAGAACGTTGTGTGACGAACATGAAACAGAACGTCAAAAAGATATGAAAGAAAGGTACGGAGATGACTGATAAAGTATGGGTAATGGTTGAGTGTGTTTCGATGTTTCGTATGCGTTATATGGTTGAGGCACCTGCTGCCAATCCAGAGTATGCACTTGACACTGTGACAATGAATGAGGCTAAAGAGTTTAGTCAAGAACATATAACTGAGAGCATTATTTCTCATAGAGTTATGAGTGAAGCAGAAGCTCTCAAGTTTTGCGATACCGACAATGACTATTGTTTGGGTTGGACTGAAGAACAAAAGATCAATGCCTTCTTTACTAGAGAAGATGAAAAGGTAGTTCTATAATGTTTATTTTTGATATAGAAACTCTTGGTGTTGAGTCAACTGCGGTTGTTCTTAGCGCAGCTTTGATTTATTTTGATCCAGAACAGCGTCCAAGTTATAAAGATCTATTGGAGTCTGCCTTGTTTGTTAAGTTCAATGCAAGAGATCAGATTCAAAGATTGAATCGAACTATTGATCCATCTACTTTAGAGTGGTGGGAAAATCAGCATGAGTATGTTCAGCAAGTTTCTTTGCGCCCATCTTCTACTGATATAAAAGCTGAGGATGGTATTATCATGCTGCATAACTATATGAACAGGATCCAGAATGCTCAAAAGCATACCATGTGGGCACGTGGGTCTTTAGATCAGCTGGCAATTGATAGCCTTGCAGTTCGCTGTGAAATGCAACAAATCACTAGCTATGCTGCATGGAGAGATATTAGAACTGCAGTAGATATTCTTACAGGATCCACAAACGGATACTGTGATGTAGTTTACGACGGGTTTGATCGGCACGAAGTTATTAAACATCACCCTGTGCATGATTGCGCACTTGATGCAATGATGTTAATGTATGGAAAATCTAAAGAATAATGCATTTTTATACTAACGTATTTCCCTTTGGCGATCAGATGTTCGTACGTGGTTACGACAATGGTCGCCCTTTTTCACATAAGGTGGAATTTTACCCAACACTGTACGTTCCTTCAAAGAAGCACGACAGTGATTGGCGCACACTTGATGGAACTGTAGTAGATGTGGTCAATCCTGGAGGTGTCAAAGATACCAAAGAGTTTGTCAAACGATACGAAGATGTCAAAGGGTTCGATATCTATGGTAACACTAATTACGTTTGCCAGTATATCAGCGATACTTATGAAAGTGATATCAAGTGGGACATGGATCTCATTAAGGTATACACGATTGACATCGAGACTAAAACCGAAAGTGGATTCCCTGATATCAAAACTGCCAATGAAGATATCTTGCTAATCACAATCAAGGATCTTGCCAGTAAAAAGGTTATCACATTCGGAACTAAAACGTATGTGAATAGTAGAGACGATGTAGTTTATCTGCATTGCGAAAGCGAAACGCATCTGTTGCGAGAGTTTGTAGCTTGGTGGCAACAGAACTATCCAGATATCATCACTGGTTGGAATACAGAATTCTTTGACGTGCCTTATCTTGTTCGACGTATTGAGCGTGAACTTGGCGAGCCTTATGCCAAGAAACTATCTCCATGGGGATACTACAACGAACGCAAGACTTTCATTAAAGGTTCCGAAGAGATTCATTACGACATCCATGGTATTGCGCACTTGGACTTTCTTGCCCTGTACAAGAAGTTTACTTACACCAAGCAAGAATCATATCGACTTGACTATATTGCTGAGCAAGAACTTGGCGATAAGAAGAAAGAAAACCCTGGAGAATCATTCAAGGATTTCTACACAAATCACTGGCAACAGTTTGTTGAATACAACATCCAAGACGTAGAGTTGGTCGACCGTATGGAAGACAAGATGCGCCTAATTGAACTGTGTTTGACTATGGCGTACAACGCAAAGATTAATCTTGAAGATGTATTCTCACAGGTTCGTATGTGGGACGCCATCATCTATAACCACTTGCGTGAAAAGCGCATTGCTATCCCCGCAAAGAATATCTTTGGTGGTAAAGATGCTCAATTTGAAGGTGCGTATGTTAAAGATCCGCTAATTGGTATGCACAAATGGGTTGCTTCATTCGACTTGAACTCGCTGTATCCACATTTGATTATGCAATACAACATCAGTCCAGAGACTCTTACACACGAGAAGATTTCTTGTACAGTTGATCAGCTATTGAATCAAGAGATTGATACTTCATATGCTAAGAACAATGAGCTGTCCATGACTGCAAATGGGTGGTGCTATCGTAAAGACATCAAAGGGTTTATGCCTCAGTTGATGGAAAACATGTACAAGGATCGATCTAAGTTTAAGAAACAGATGTTGAAGATTGAGCAAGAGTATCAAGATGATAAAAGCAAGAAGCACTTGCTAAAGGATATCTCCAGATTGAATAACCTTCAGATGGCTATGAAGATTGCATTGAACTCTGCTTATGGTGCTATGGGTAATCAATACTTTAGGTACTTTGATCTACGCATGGCTGAGGGTATTACAACTTCTGGTCAGTTGTCTATTCGTTGGATGGCTAATGAGTTTAATGCATACATGAACAAGTTGCTTAAGACCAAGGACGCTGATTACGTTATTGCCATTGATACTGACTCGATCTATTTGACACTTGAGCAACTGGTTGAAACCGTCGCAGCTGATAAGGATACGATAGGTAAGATCAAGTACATGGACAAGATCTGTGAAGAAATCTTCCAGCCTTTTATTGATAATACATATAAGAAGCTGTCTGAGTATATGAATGCTTACTCGCAAAAGATGATTATGAAGCGAGAGGTTCTGGCTGATAAAGGTATCTGGACTGCTAAGAAACGATACATTCTTAACGTGCATAACTCTGAGGGTGTTCAGTTTGCAAAGCCAAAGGTCAAGGTCATGGGTTTGGAAATGGTCAAGTCATCTACACCTTCAATCATTCGCAATAAACTTAAAGAATCTATTCCTGTTATTCTAGATGGTGATCAAAGTAAGCTGCATGATTTTATTGAAAAGTTTCGTAGTGAATATAAATCATTCTCAGTTGTAGAGATTGCATTCCCACGAGGTGTCAATGGAATAAAGACCTATGCAGGTTCACCAATCTATACAAAGGGAACTCCAATTCATGTTCGTGGTGCATTGCTACACAACCACTATCTAAAGAAGATGCAGTTGGATAAAGTTTACCAACCTATTCGTGATGGAGATAAGATCAAGTTTGTTTATGTAAAGAAGCCAAATCCATTCCAAGAGGATGTGATTTCTTTCTCACAAACCTTACCTGAAGAGTTTGGTCTAAATAGATTCATTGATTATGATCTCCAATTCGAGAAAACATTTTTAGATGCACTACAAACCGTAATTGAGCCACTTGGTTGGCATACCGAAGAAAAAGCATCATTGGAGGATTTCTTTTGAAAAACTTAGCTGACTATGTAATGATTGTTGATCATGTATTGACAGAAGACTTTTGTAACTCATTGATTGAACGATTCGAGAAACAAGAACAAAAACTAACTAATAACACATGGGGTAATCATATGATGAACTTCCATGAGTTAAACATTACAAAACATGTAGAAGAGTCTAAGTTGTTTTACGATCTAACACAAGATCTTTTTAAGTTTTACATTGATAAAAATAATGTAGAATTTATGCCTAGTAAAATTGGGTACGAAGATGCAAGAATGAAACGATACGATCCAAATGGTATTGACCAGTTCGGTTGGCATACTGATGTTGGGGATTATGCATCTGCAAAAAGATTTCTTGTTATGTTCTATTACCTAAACGATGTTGAAGAAGGTGGACAAACCGTATTCAACGATGTTACATACGATGATAAAACAAACTTGACTATAAATGCTAGACGAGGTAGAATAGTAATATTCCCTCCTATGTGGATGTACCCACACAAGGGTATGCCTCCAATTAGTAACTCTAAGTATATTATATCCACATACTGCCATTACCTATAAGGACAAATATGAAACTATTAAAATTTTCTGCTGAGTGGTGCAATCCATGCAAAACTCTAACCCAAGTTATCATCAAAGCTGGTGATAAGATAACTGTGCCTGTTGAGCAAGTTGACATTGATGCTCAATCTGATATTGCCATGCACTATGGAATCCGTAGCGTTCCAACCATGATTTTGATTGACGACAATAATGCAGAGATTAAACGACGTGTAGGTTCTATGAACGAAGCACAATTGCTAGACTTTTTGAAAGGTTAATATGAACATTTTAGATAAGATTAAAAAGAATTCAACGATCAAAGAGTCTGCGATTTTGGCAAACTCTAAGTTCTTTCAAAAGAAAGATATGATTGCTACGACCATTCCTGTTATCAACGTAGCATTTTCTGGTCGACTTGATGGTGGTTTTGTTCCTGGACTTACCATGTGGGCTGGTCCATCAAAACACTTTAAGACTGCATTCTCTTTGCTAATGGCTAAGTCTTATATGGATAAGTATCCAGATTCTGCTTTATTGTTCTACGACTCTGAGTTTGGCACACCTCAATCCTACTTTGATTCTTTTGGTATTGACACCAATAGAGTTGTTCATACTCCAATCATGGACGTTGAGCAATTGAAGTTTGATATTATGCAGCAACTAGCTGGCATCGAGCGCACTGACAAGATGATGATTGTCATTGACTCTATTGGTAACCTTGCTTCTAAGAAAGAAGTTGAAGATGCCATGGATGGAAAGTCTGTTGCTGATATGTCTCGTGCTAAACAGATGAAGTCTTTGTTCCGTATGGTTACACCACACTTGACTATGAAAGACATTCCAATGGTAGTTGTCAATCATACTTACAAAGAAATTGGTTTGTATCCTAAAGACATCGTTGGTGGTGGTACTGGTTCTTATTACTCAGCTGACAACATCTTTATCTTGGGTCGTCAACAAGAAAAAGAAGGCACTGAAATCGTTGGTTACAATTTTATTATCAATGTGGAAAAATCTCGTTATGTTAAAGAAAAATCTAAGATACCTGTTAGCGTATCTTTTGATGGTGGCATTAGTCGTTGGTCTGGTCTATTGGACATCGCACTCGAGTCAGGGCATGTGGTTAAGCCAAGCAACGGATGGTACTCAAAGGTTGACTCTGATGGAGTTGTTGAAGACAAGAAGTATCGTTTGAAAGATACTGATACCAAAGACTTCTGGATGTCAGTTGTAACTTCAAAGACATTCAATGAGTTCGTCAAGAATAAGTATGCAATCTCTACTGGTGATATTATGCAAGGTGAAGACATTGATGCAGAACTTGCTGCAATAGAAGGATGATATGTACGAAGTACCTGAAGATTTCCAACTACCTGCCCATGTAGTTTTAGAAAATAAGGTGGACAAAACACAGGCAATAAAGTTGCTTGTGAGTCCATATGAGGGTATAATATTCTCTTATGGTAAGGTATCTTTTGATAAGATCGTTGGGGATGCAGAAGAAGAACATGCACATATGCAGTTTGAGTATAACGTGCATGATTATGCTGGCAAAGATTTTAGTGCAAAGCAGAAAGCTGTCTTCGAAGAATTCCTTGGTGACTTCTTAAGAGACCTTATAATTTTTGGTATTAATGAAAACAACATATCATATACTGGTGGTATTGAAGGGTAGAAATTTTAATGCGTATTGAACAAGCCATTCTGTCTAATCTTATTCATAATGAGGAGTATTGCCGAAAGGTAATTCCTTACCTCAAGAAAGAGTACTTTGCTGATCGCAAGGATTCGACAATTGCTGCTCTGTTGATTTCTTTCTTTGAGAAGTATAACAAACCTGCATCATCAGAGATTATTGCCATTGAGGTAACTAATCTTCCAGGGCTAACTGATAAAGAAGTTCCAGAATTGCATGAGTATGCGAAATCACTCGTGTGTGATGTGACGACCAATCCTGATTGGTTACTAGAGAATACTGAAAAGTTTTGTAAAGACCGAGCAGTATACAATGCGATTCTGGCTTCGATTAAAATTATTGATGGTAAAGATAAAGTGCACAACCAAGATGCGATTCCATCCATCTTATCTGATGCACTTGCTGTAAGTTTTGATAGCCACATTGGTCATGATTACATAGACGATGCTAATGAGCGTTTCGAATTCTATCATAGAATTGAAGAAAAGGTTGCTTTTGATCTTGAGATGTTTAACCTTATCACTAAGGGTGGACTTTCCAGGAAAACTCTGAACATTGCACTTGCTGGTACTGGTGTTGGTAAGTCTCTGTTTATGTGTCACGTTTCTGCATCTAGTTTGATGCAGGGTAAGAATGTTCTTTACATTACCATGGAAATGGCAGAAGAACGTATTGCTGAACGTATTGATGCAAACCTATTGAATATTACCATGGATGAATTGAAGGTCATCGATAAAGATATCTTTGATTCTAAAATGGATAAATTGGCTAAGAAAACTCAAGGCAAGCTAATCGTCAAAGAATATCCAACTGCATCTGCCCATGCTGGTCACTTTCGTGCTTTGCTTGAAGAATTGAAGATGAAGCGTGACTTCCGACCAGATATTATCATGATTGACTATCTAAACATCTGTTCTTCTCAGCGTGTCAAGCAAGGTGGCTCTGTAAATTCTTATACATATATTAAGTCGATTGCTGAAGAGTTACGTGGTCTTGCTGTAGAGTATAATGTGCCGATTCTGTCTGCAACCCAAACTACTCGTAGTGGTTTTACCAATAGTGATCCAGGGTTGGAAGATACGTCAGAATCATTTGGTTTACCAGCTACTGCTGACTTTATGTTTGCTTTGGTATCCAATGAAGAACTTGAACAACTGAATCAAATCATTGTCAAACAACTGAAGAATCGTTACAACGATCCAGGATTTTATAAACGATTCGTTGTTGGTATTGATAGATCAAAGATGAAGTTATATGATGTAGAAGCCTCTGCTCAACAGAACTTGTCAGACGCTGGTCAATCTTATAGTATGAAAGAAGACAAGCCTCTCTTCGATCAAAGTGATTTTGGCAAACGACTACCTAGTAATACTGGGTTCGCTGATTTTAAATTTTAAGGAGTAGATATGGTTAAGGTTATTGTTGCTGATAGAAAGTATAACAGCGAACATTTGCTAGGGCAGTTTGTTGATGAGAGTCACTATGACTTGTTGGTTGAAGAGGATTGTGACGTTTACATGCCACTACCTGTTGGTGACGACGAAACATATCCAGAAGATCGTATCGTCTTTAAGTTCCGCAAGAACTACTTTTCCAAAGAACAGCAAGATGCAGCATACGCTGGCTTGCGTGAAGCTGCAATTGAAACACAGAATCGTGGACTAGCTGCAGGACCACGTGCAGATAAACTTGGTAATCGTGAGTGGGTTACTGAGTACGAGTACGAAATTGTAGACTACTTCTTGAAGCCTACTGAGAATCTTTTTGGTGAAGATCCAATCGAAGAAATTCGTAAGAAGTACGGCAATAAAAAAGATTCAATCTCTAATCGTGCCAACGTTTGGTCTATTGAACGTGTTAAGAAAGAGAAGTTTAAATTCGAAGACTGGGTTAACAAAACTAAACTGTTACCCCAAGAAGAACAACAGGCAAGTGCAGCGCATGTAGCTGATAAGTTAATCTGCGCTACTACGTATGCTAACTCTGTAAACTCTGGCATCGCTGGATGGTTCGATCGTTATCCACGTATTCCTTATGGTCGTGCCACTGCATATACTTCAAAGAATCCAGAGAAGTTTGCCATGGCATTCCCATTCTTACAAAATCTTGCCAAGGGTTTTAAAGATCTTCTTCCATGGAGATACAATAACCAAATGGAAGCTGCAAAGAAACTTGATCCTGCATTCTTAGTTCCTGGAACTCCATTCACTACAGTAACTGTCAATAAGACTTTCCGTACAGCTGCGCATTACGATGCTGGTGACTTGACTTCTGGTTTGTCTAACTTGCTGACATTGTCCAATGATGGTAACTACTCTGGTGGTTATCTTATTGCACCAGAGTATCGTATTGCTGTAAACGTTCGTCCAGGTGACTTGCTGTTGATTAACAACCATGAAGTTATGCATGGTAATACACCTATTGTTTGCCAAGAAGGTTCTGAACGCATTTCCCTAGTTGTTTACTTTAGAGAGAAAATGCTAGAGTTGGGAACTAAAGAGTACGAAGAATGTCGCTTTGACTTTGTTGAGTCTCGCAGACTGAATAAAGAACATAAAGAATGGCGTCAACTATGGAACGGTGTTTCACCTAGCATGTGGGACAGCGAAGAATGGTATGACTTCTGTGAGCAAAAACTAGGTCGTGATACACTTGAGAAGTATCATCCCGACTCTGTAAAATCAAACTCATTGGAAGGATTCTTTTAATGTGTTCTATTATTGGTGCGATCATCCGTAACCCTACGAGTGATCACTTTGATATGATACGACGTGTGTTCCATGAGTCTAAGATTCGTGGAATGCATGCTACAGGAATGTCTATATTATTTGATAATAAAATTATGACGTTCAAAGAACCTGTCTCTGCAGACAAGTTTGTTCATTTAGATTCTTTGGAGGAAATGGTAAATCATGACGGTACTTTATATCTTATTGGTCATTGTCGTTACAGCACTAGCGATCTGGAATATAATCAACCCCTAGCAAACGAGGAATGTTCTATCGTACACAACGGTGTTGTTACACAAGAACTACCTGAGAACTGGAAGACTTTGTTTCCTGAATATGTTTGTGAAACTAAAAATGATAGTGAATTGATTTTACACTCACCTTCACCATTAGAAGAATTCCCTGATTCTTCTATTGCTGCATGTGAGTTATGGGCTGATAAAAAACTAATTACATATCGTAATGGTAAGCGTCCATTATATTTGACTTCTATGCTAGATGGATGTATAATTACTTCTACAACTAATATTGCAAGACGAGCAGGAGTCGATGGTGTTACTATGGAAGTTCCCATGAACACTTATATGACTATTGATTCTAGTCTTACATTCGATATGCAAATAGTAAAGACAAATAAACGAGACTTACAAAGGGTTGATTATGAATTATCCGTCTAACAAATACACATGGGGCTATGAGATTGAATGGGGTGATGTAGATCGTAGACTAGTCGTTCCCGAACATCTTGGTAAGTGGGAATTCGCTGAAACTGATATTGTAAACATTCATGAACCTTTTAAATATATCGCTTGTGATCCTCTTGGTACTGATCCATACATGGGTGGTGAGATTAACACTAAGCCAACTAATACTTGGCAAGAACAAGTGGATCGAGTCATGGAGATACATAGCTTCTTTGCTGATGCTGGCAATAAGCCTTCTGCTTCTTGTGTAAACCATGGTCACCTTCATGTGTTTGTTCCTGGTCTTAAAGATGATGTAGCTACACTTAAGAAGTTAGTCTCTTATATCAAAGCCAATCAAACAGATACTATTGAAGCATGCTATGGTTTCTACGAAGCATCTCAAATGAAATCATGCAAGGGTGCTAAGATGTATCTCAAGTATGACGGCGGACGAGAAATGCCAGAATATATGTGTGACAATATCGTCAATCTGGCAACAGACTTTGAACACTTTATCAAGTTGCATGCTGCTGGCAAAGATGGTGTATCAATGGGTCGTCCATTCCGATACGCCATCAATACATACTGCATGAAGCATACTGGTACTATCGAGTTCCGTTGTTTCCGCTCAACAACTAAGCGTGACGAGATGGAAGCCCAGTTCCGTTTTGCCGAGAAGTTTATTGAAGCTGCATTGAACGATGGACCAAGCGTCAAAGAAATCCTTGCTGCAGATAACTATAAGTTCCCTCCATTCGTATGGGATCTTAATGAGTATGTTGGTTGGGAAAAGACAAAGTGGGATAAAGAACGTGGTAACAAACAACGCGAATACCTTGCTGTTGCGTAAATGCACCCGAGACGAATTCGTAGCAGCAATCACTGATGATAAAGCTGACGGTTTCGCCAAGACATTCAGAGCCAAAGCAGATATGCAGGATCAATGGGATGAATGTCTTGGTGCCTTTAATGCTGACGGTGAGCTCATGGGTGCAATCATTACCACTCTTGGAAAGACTAATCCCCGTGTGGCAAACCTACAGCTGCTACATACTTTTGCTAAACATAGACGTAAGGGTATAGGAAAGCAATTGACCTTAGCTTCTTATAACGATGTCGTTTCCCGTGGATCAGTATACTTTAGAGTGTCTGCGGAGCCTGATGCTGTAGTGTTTTATGAGAGTATTGGGTTTAAGTTCTGGGGTTTACAAAAGTCTGGATGTAGTTTGAGTATGTTTAAAGTTGTTGGTAGTATCAATGAAGGACTTTACAACGATGCTGATCCAATCTTACAACGAGCATTATACAGTGGACGCAAGGGAAGTCTTGCATCGTCATATAAAGAAACACAGCCAGTTGACTTAGCATCTTTTATATAATTATGGATTACAGACTAAAAGAAAATCGTCGTGAAGCATTCATCCGCTGGTACGCATGGTCATTGAAGTATGATGACTGCGATCCAGCTGTATGGGCTACTAACTATCTCAACAAACGCTACGAGCACAACGATGAGCAACGACTCTGGCTTTGCTGGCTCTATGGAAATACATACCACTTACCAACTGCATGGGTTCTGATGAACGAGTTCCCTGACTTTGAGTTGGCAACAGTTGATCGTATGCAGCAGTGGAACACTACTAATAACAAGCGACTGCGATATCAAACAGATACAAAGTGGAACAAAGGTCACTTACCTACCATGTTTGCTTCATATCAGAAGTTTATTGGTGGCAAATCTCAACGTGAAGTTATGGAGGCTCATTATGGAGACAACGAGGAAAAGTCATTTGATAATTTGTGGGAAAGTGCTAAGACACAGCTGCATAAATTTGGTCGTTATTCTACTTGGTTTTATCTTCAGCATCTTAAGCATACCGCTGATGTTCGGATTAGCCCTACTAGTCTCATGCTTGACGATTATGATGGGTCTCGCTCTCACCGTAATGGGTTGCATCTTGCCCTCGGCGAAGATGACAAGTACGATCAGAAACTGGACAGAGCAGCTTATGTATCTCTTGAAAGTCAAGCCAGAGAAATCTTAGAAGAAACCATCAGAAGATTCCCTGAGTTAAAGAATCAAGTTGACTTCTTTACAATGGAAACCTGCCTGTGTTCTTTCAAGAAGATCTTTAGAGAAAAGCATGGTCGTTATCTTGGTTACTATCTTGATCGTCAAGCTGAAGAAGTTATGCAATGCGAGAAAGATGGTTGGTACGGTATCGATTGGGATGTTCTATGGCAAGCTAGAAACGAAACTATTGACCTTCGCTTAGACCATAAACGAGGAATCAATAAAGAAAAGTATCCTAACTTTATTAGATCAGGTAGAATAGAAAACTTAGACTGGTTCTTTGATGATGAAGAGCCTCAACATATTGGATTGGAGATGTTTGGATGAAAAAGATTATTGCTGTTGGTGGTCAACCAGGAACTGGTAAAACTACTCTTTTCCGTAAGTTTATCGATAACTACGATTGGAATAAGTGCGAGCCTAAGAAACTACTCAATGCTATGTATTGCGAAGAGATCGATACTTATGTCTTAGGTAAGTACGAGGACGGAGAAACCTTTGCTGGAACTGATCGCTTATCAATGGCAGTCCAACCAGCAGCGCAAGAGTTTGTAGCTGGTACTAAGTGCAATGTCCTATTCGAAGGCGATAGAATCTTCAATCAATCCTTTTTGGAGTTCTGCATGGCTCTGCCCAACAGAGACTTGCAAGTTGTATATCTAAAGGTTCCTGATACTATGCTTAAGGAACGATATGCCGAACGTGGCTCTGATCAGTCGGAGGTTTTCCTAAAAGGCAGGGCGACTAAATATAGTAATCTGCTTTCAAATTTTGAATTGATGTCCTATATTACTGAGTTTGCAAACACTAACTTAGAGGAGCAAGCGAAGGTTCTAGCGTTTCTGGATTCCCATCTAGCATAGCGTAAGAGTCTTCTGGAATACGATGAAATTCCTAGAAGAAGCTAATTTCAATTGGATGGATATGCTCAATTTTCATGAGCGTCCATTTAGGGCTAAATTCATCCCCGCAAAAGTTTGGAAAGATCTAGATCGTTATAAGAATGATGAACGGGGTCTTTCCAATTATTTTAAAAAGTGGCGAACTCGGCTAGAGTTTACGCCTGAGATATCTAAAGCCAAAATATACGAGAAGTATATTGCTGTTGGCGGAGAATACGACCCTGATGTGCGTCAATGTGTTCTACAGATTCGAACTATATACTACGATACATTCCCCTTTACTCCTCCTACATGGGACAGGTTTAAGTATAAACTTATACAGGTTCTTATGCATGAGATCATTCACTTTATGCAGTTTGATCGTCGTGGAGATGAGTGGAGTAACTACATAGTTCCATATAAAAAAATTGGTAAACAACAAGTAGATGATGAGCGACAATATCTATCTGGTTTTGATGAGATCCAAGCCTATGCTCATTGCGTATGGATAGATTATAGATCTTTTCGTCCAAAATTTTCCATAGAAGATCTGCTTGCTCGTTCAAACACAAGTCACGATTCCAGCACCCTACGATATTTTCTTAAAACCTTCAACTACGACTATCGTAACAATGAAGCTATCCCTAAGATTATTCAGCAAATAGGTAAATGGGAGCGTAAGTATCATCGTGTGCTGAAGAAGCCTAAATAATAGGTTATAACTATCAGGTTACACTATGGCTACTGCTAATACAATTCTATCCGACATTAATGAAATCCAGACAGGATATTTCCTAGCTGGAGAAAAATGGTTTGATAACGACGCAAAAGAACAATTCAATATGCGTGCCAAACAAGCCACGCCCGCAGAGGTAGCTGATGCTATTGGTAAAGCTAGGGTAATGGCACAAGAGTTTATCGTATGGGCTAAAGCCAATGGATATAAGACACCTATTAGAGATGTTTGGTGGACTGCTAGACCAAACTCTATGACTAGAGCAGTTGGCTATCCAGTCGACCAGAAAAAGAATCCAACTGACGTACTAGTTAAATTTACATCAGGACCATCTGACGGTTTCCTTGGATTGTCTGCTAAAGCTACGCAAGGTAGCGGTGATATTGGATTTAAAAATCCAGGACTAGGTACTGTTGATAGAAACTTAAATATGAAGTTGGCTCAAGAATACGACAACCAACTTAAACAAACTATTAGAAAATTTGCATTACCTGAAGCCTCTGCTGCACGAAAGTTACACATTCGTTCTAATCCAGGTATAAAGAAACAAACTGAAGAAATCGGTGTTCAGATTTTAGCTGCAATGCGTGATGAATTGTTAGTTCGTCTAAACAAATTCAAACAACCTGAACTAATAAAGTATCTACTAAGTGACTGGATGGATGCGGAGATCGTCAAGCCACCTTACATCAAAGTCACTGGTCAAGGTAACAAAGAACCATACAGAGCAGTTGCAATGGATCCAACAAAGAATGAAAAGTTGGACGCACTAGCAAAATATAAAGTCACTCTTGAAAAAACAGGCAATGAGTCTATTGGCGTCAAGGCAGGTGAAAAGAAAATCATGAAGATCCGTTTCAAATTCGAATCAGAAAAGATGGCATCTTCAGTAAAACTATCTGGAGATCCATGGTAATGAAATCATTAAAGTCCTTTATCATTGAGGAAAAGAATACTCATATGGAGCACCTTGAAGACCTAGTCTTCAATGAAGGTGTTGCTGGCGCCCGCAAAGCTATCAATTTCTTGCGTGACCTTCGCGATATGCTTGCTGGTAACTCTACTTCTAAGATCACTGCCACTGTTAAGTGGGATGGCGCACCAGCTATCTTTGCTGGTATAGATCCAAGAGATGGAAAGTTCTTTGTAGCTAAGAAAGGTATCTTCAACAAAGAGCCTAAAGTATACAAGACCGCAGCTGAAATTGACGCTGAACTATCTGGTGATCTAGCAGACAAGTTTAAAATTGCACTCTCGGAGTTCTCGAAACTAGGCATCAAGTCTGGTGTTTATCAAGGTGACCTTATGTTCACCGATGATAAAAAGATCGAGACTATTGATGGTGAGAAGTACGTAACCTTCCATCCAAACACTATTGTTTACGCTATCCCTTACTCTAGCGAACTAGGTGCTAAGATTCGTTCAGCTAAGATTGGTATCGTTTGGCACACTACCTACGAAGGTAAATCTTTTGAGACTATGTCAGCATCCTTTGGTAAAGGTATCGTAGAAAAGTTCAAGGATGTTTCTACCATATGGATGGATGATGCAAACTATAAAGACTATTCTGGAACTGCAACGTTTACTAAGTCAGAGACTGCTGCAGTAACTAAAATGCTTTCTGATGTAGGTTCCATGTTTCAATCAATGAACCCACTAACCCTCAACGCAATCTCCCGTGATGAAGATCTATTGATGCAGGTTAAGACCTACAACAACTCCAAGATCAAAGCCAACACACCAATCACTGACATCAATGCACATGTCACTGGACTTTTCAATTATATTCATGACAAGTTCCAGAAGGAAATTGATACCAAGAAGACTCAAAAGGGTAAAGACGTTCAAGAAGAAAAGCGTAAGAAGATTCTGGCATTCTTTGCCAATCACGACAAGCGTGAGATCGTTAAGATCTTTGAGATAGCCGAGAAGCTAACAGCCATCAAGGAAATGATTATTAACAAGATGAACGAAGCTGGTCATATCTCTACCTTTATTAAGACTGCTTCTGGATTCAAAGTTACTGGCGTAGAAGGTTTCGTGGCAATTGATCACCTATCAGGTGGTGCTGTTAAGATTGTTAATCGTATGGAATTTAGTAAAGCTAACTTCTCTTCCGATGTTATTAAAGGATGGCAGAGATGAGCGAATTAAATGATTTTCTGAAACTAATGGCAGAGGGTAAAAAGAAAGACCCAGTTGCCATTCGTTCTCAGGAAATCAAAGAAAACATCAAGACAGATCTGGGAAGTTTATTCTCAGAGATATCTATCATCAAGAGTCAAGATCCTAAGGTTCAGAAAACTAAAGAGATCAAGAGTCAACTCAAAGAAAAACTTGAGTTCGATCTGAATGATGTTTTCGCAGAACTATCTTCTCTAAAGAAGCAGAAAGAAGAACTTGAAACAGTAGTTGAACCTATCGTTGAAGAAGTTCTTATTGAAGTTGCTCCACTACCAACACCTATCGGAGTTGTCCCACCTGCTGCACAACTGCCAGATGTTGCATCATATCTGCCACCGCAGAAACAAGAACCAGATGTCACGCAACGTGATATTAAAACTGTAAAGGACAAGATTAAATTTCTTGAACAGTGGATTAGTAAGATTCAAAATGCTGGTCCAGGTGGTGGTGAAGTAAACCTTCGCTATCTAGACGACGTTGCAAGAGAAACAATCTCTGATGGTCGTTGGTTAAAGTATGATGGTGCTCGCAAGAAATTTGTATTTGATGACATCAATCCATATGAAGTTGTATATAATACAACTGAAGTGACTACTACAACTTATACTGTTCAGGATACTGATTACTACATTGGTGTCAACTATGCTGGTCCAGTTACCATAACCCTACCAACATCTGCAAATTCTGGTCGTATGTTGATCATCAAAGATGAAGATGGTGATGCAGAAACAAACCCTATTACTGTCCTCGGCAATGTTGACAATGATGCTGGCGGATTTATAATTCAAATTAACAATGGTGCCATTCAGATGATATATCGCAATGGCTGGAGAATCGTATGACATATTTGTTCACAAACAATCAAGAAGTTAAGAATGATACTGGTAATCCATTACCAGTATCAAAGAACACTACAGTAAACTCTTCAGAAAATCCAATCTTTGTTGATACTGGTCTAACTATTCCAGCAGTATTTGATGGAGAGATTAAAAATGATTCTGGTAATCCAATTCCAGTATCTAAGAATACATCAACCAATTCTGATACAAATCCAATCTTTGTTAAGGGAACTTCTGACTCGAGTTTCTTTGCTCCAACTCAATCAGATGCATTCGGTAGACTGCGTGTGAGTAATCCATATACTTTATTTGATGGGGGTGTGCGCTTTTCGGACAACGCATTTAAGTGGGATCAACAGGATATTGGTGCAGCAGCTTCAACTTTCTTGCCAAATGAAAGTTCTATATTAATGGCAACCACTGGCGCAGGATCAGCTATTCGTCAGAGTAAACAAGTGTTTTCCTATCAGCCTGGAAAAAGTTTATTAAGTATGTTGACTTTTGTTATGAATACTCCTACTGCTGGAGTTACTCAACGAGCTGGATATTTTGGAGCACAGAACGGAATCTATTTTGAAGTAGCAGGAACCACAAAAAATCTTGTTATTAGAAAATATACTTCTGGTTCAGTAGATGACACTACAGAAAAGTTCGCTCAAAGTTCTTGGAATGGTGATAAATTAGATGGGACTGGAGCTAGTGGAATAACATTAGATGTTTCTAAAGCACAGATTTTTTGGTGTGACATTGAATGGTTAGGTGTAGGATCGGTTCGTTGCGGATTTGTTATAGATGGACAGTTTATTGTGTGTCATACTTTTCATCATGCTAATATAGCAAACAAAGTCTATATGACCACTGCTACATTACCGTTACGATATGAAATTATTAGTACTGGACCAGCAGCTTCAATGAGAGCGATCTGTTCCACAGTTATATCAGAGGGTGGCTATATGAATCGTAGCGAAACCCGTGCCATAGGAACAGCACTGACTGGTAAAGATCTTAGCAACACAGTTTATAGACCTTTAGTATGTTTAAGATTGGCGTCAACTGCTATAGACTCTATTGTAGTTCCAACCGCATTTGATGTATTTGGATTACAACTAGCAGCTTTTGCATATCGTATTATTCTTAATCCAACTCTCACGGGAGCCAATTGGACTTCTGCTGGTACAGATAGCACAGTAGAATATGACATTTCTGCAACTGCTCTTTCTGGTGGAAAAGTAATAACACAAGGTGTATTTGTAGGATCTAACAAGGGTGGATCTGCTCAGGTTACTTCCAATGACATAGACTTTAGCCAACAATTAGGTAGAACCATAGCAGGTGTGTCAGACATATGGTGCTTAGCAGCAATCGCCACTACTAACAATGATGATGCTGTTGGTATAGTAAACTGGCAAGAACATAACTAGTATGTATAAGTCAGAATTTAAAATGACTAAATAATAGTAGATATATTTTTATAGATGGAAACAATGAAAAAGTTTAATCAGTTAGTCCGAGAGTTGCCTTCCAATACCGTTGTTTTCGCATTCGGTAGATTCAACCCACCCACATCTGGGCACGAGCTATTAGTCAAGACAGTTAAGAAATTAGCTAAGACTCACAATGCTTCTCACGCCATCTATGCATCTAAAACTCTAGATGCTAAAAAGAATCCCCTAACTGTAGAAAAGAAGGTTCACTATTTGAACCTTATGTTCCCTGACACCAAATTCGTTGCAGCAAGTGCAACTGTTCGTACGTTTATTGAAGCAGCAAAAGAACTTAATAAAAAGTATAAGAACTTAATCATGGTTGCTGGCAGCGACCGAATTCCTGAATACGAGAAACTCTTGAACCGATATAATGGTCAAGAGTTTCATTTCGATTCGGTAATGGTTATTTCTGCAGGTGAACGAGATCCAGACTCTGATGACGCATCAGGTATGTCTGCTTCTAAGATGCGTGCTGTTGCTTCTAAAGGTGACTATGCTCAGTTCAAGAAGGGTTTACCTTCTTCTATGAGAGACATTGATGGTCGTCGTTTGATGAATGACGTTCGTCAAGGTATGGGTCTAGACGTTGTTAAAGAACAAGTAAAGTTTACAGTTGATGCTATCCGTGAGAAGTATCACAAAGGTAAGATATTCCAAATAGGACAATTTGTAGAAAGTGGTGGTTCTACATATGAGATCTTAGACAGAGGCGCTAACTATCTAACAGTTGTTGACTCTGTAGGAAATACCCACCGCAAGTGGTTACATGATGTAGTTTTAGCAAAAACTAAAATCAGAGAAGATGTTCCTGTAGGCTATGCTCCAGATGAAATTACATTTAAGGGCTATACCACAAAGAATTTCCACCACGTTCCTGATGCTGCAAAAGCATTTATGCAAACTATTGAACGTGCTGGCGCTGCCGATCCAATCGCAGTCTTAAATGCTATCAAAGCAACTGATACATATATGGGTTTGAACGATTCCCATATTGGATATGGTGAAGGTCCACAACCAGACGAAGTTAATGATTGGAAAGCTGCTCACGATAAAGCCAAAGAATCTCTAGACAGAGTCGGAGAATTTATGCATCATATGGATTATTGGCATATGCATCAACACGAATTGGAAGCTATGCTTGGTGACTTTGCAGAAACTGGTAAAGCAGAATTCCAAGAATCCATAGAGGAAGATATGAACGAAGAATTAACAAACAAGACATTAAAATCAACTGACAAAGTAAAAGTTGCTCGTATGATAGCAACTATGCTTGGAACTGAGAATGCTGAAGCGTCAAGTTCTCCAGAACAGTTGGTTAATTCTGCCTTACGCAAGGTAAAGAATAAAGCTCTAAACGCAGAAGCATTGAAGATCTTAGACAACATGCTTCAACTAGCTACTGATGTTGGTATTAAGTTTGATGGAACTCTTAAGCCACAAAAGCTAAAAGAAGAGAATGAAGAAGATCTACTGATGGTTCAGCAAGATGCAATCCAACACAATCATAAAATGAAGACTGGTCATACTTTACATCCTGCAGTAGTAGGTAGTGATCATGCTCGTCTTGCAAAGATTAGAAAACAATTAGGCGAAAAGACTATCGAAGGTAAAGCAGTTAAGTTACCAGATGACTCTCAAATGCTTGGAACAGTTAGTCAAGCTCAAGATGCATTTGTAAACAACACACCAGAAATGCCTGCAATTCACACCCCAGAAGAAGACTTTGATGACAACTTCGATGACGATATCGAAAAGATGTCTGACGATGACTACTATGATGCATATGAAGATGATGAGTTTTCTCTAGTCGATGATGACACTGGTGAAGAAATCGAAGATGACGAAGAAAATAAAAAGATCAAAGAATCTACCTTAATGGAAGTTCTTTCTAGAGCAGAAAGAATCCGTGCTCGTGTGCGTTTGGCTAAGACCCAATCAAAGCGTGAACGTTCCGTTAAAATTGCACTAAAGCGTTACTCCCCACCTGCAACAATTAACAAAAGAGCAAGACGTCTTGCCATTAAG